AACTGGTCGGATAGCACAGCTATCATTTGCTCATTATCCGAGCCCACAATTTTAGTGACAGAGCCTTTAATGTACGACGGTATCGAGGCTGAGATGTCAACTCCGTCTAGATACTGCGAATCGGAGTTTAGGTAATACTCCTGTATTCCAGAATAACTATCCCGGTTAAAAGAAAAGTAGATGTTTTTTCCCACAGCCACAGGGGCGCACGAAGTAGAACACGAAAAGTTGGTTGTGTTCTGAATAGCCACAGTCCGCGAAGTTAGGTTTTCGGCGCTTTGGAGGCTGAATTGGGTCTGATCAGAAAACAGGATGAGCTTCTCGAGGAACGGCACCCCGGCAAACAGAATGGATACCTTGTTAGAGCTCGAGGCCACGTCAATCGGGTCCGAATCCAAAAGTTGGGTGACGGTGGTTCTGAAGAAGTTAAAGAACTCGCTTGCTTCTGACAGGATTACGTTTTCGTCACACAGGAATCCAAGCCTGTTTCGGAAAAACACCATATCGGCAATCTTTCTCCCAACAAAAGAGGGATCAGGATTGCTGTCCTCGTCACCCACAAGTCTGTCGCCCCAATACGGAACCTCGTAGGTTAATGCGCCGCTGGTGTACGTGCCTCCGTCCAGCGGAGTAAAAAGAAATGTACCATTAGCCAGCCTAATAATGGCGTGTGGAAGGGTTGCTGGTTCAAGAAAATAAGGGATGGCCGGGGCTGATGTTTCTTTCCAAACGCCCGTACCTTGAGTCCCGTTGGACGCCTCAAACTTAACCCAATACTCATCTCCCTCGTCGTCAGGCTCGCCAGCCACCTTAACTGTAAAATCGTGCTTGCCTTCAGCCGGGAGGTCTAAAAAGCTCTGAACTTCCTCGTTAATAAGTTTAAGACCATTTCCGCTTTGAGAGTCTGAAACGGCAATGGTGAAAGCCGCATCGTTGTCTCTTTTAATGTAAATTGTGGAGCCTATCTGAACGACAGAGCCAGTTGCGTCATAGTTAGTGTTAGTTCGAATGGCGGCGGCTAAAAACTCCGCAATTTTGGTAGTGCTGGCCTGTTGCTTTGAAGGCCATGTTGTATCTGTAGGTGCGGTGCCGTTGCTCACAGACGCAAAATTCGTTCCACTTGTTGCCGATCCGTCTCCGCTTTTTACCGTGTATTTAGTCCCATCCAACGTAACGCTGTACTCGGCGCTATACGCCCCCTGAGATACAAACACTAGCGCCTCGTAAGGGCGAGTGTAGGACACGCTTGGGTCCATCGCCGTGGTTTTGTCCTTGTTTAAGACAAGCGTGTAATCAGCCACCGTAAGGCATTTGATATTTTTGGCGCAGTTAGCTGGAAGGTAGTTTAGGGCGCTAGGGTCACCGCGAGTAACAACGGTCTGAGCAACCCCGCTCATGTTCCAGACCCTTACCTTTTTAAGGGGGTCTGGGTCTTCAGAGTTAAATGAAACCGTGTACCTCTCAGAGCTATCTCGGTTGATCGTGTGAAACTTGGCGTAATCGTAACTCTCGCTGTAGAGCTTGGCGACGTAGCGGGTATTGGGCCGCTTGACCAATCCGTCCACCAGCGATGGGTATGCGTTGATGGATTCCTCAGCCTGAGAAGCGAACCGCAGGGCGTCAGCCTGTTGGCTCACCCCGCTGATTAAGTTCGGGATGTTGATTGAAACAAGCGCCATTTAGCGAAAGATGATGCGGGCTACGTCGTAATTGTCAAAAACAGAATGATCCCCGGTGTCGTGATCAAACTCCTTGAGAAGAGTTAGGGCCTGAATCTCGTCGTTGAGAAGCGAACGAGCGGCGTCCCCAGACCCAACCACCCTGTCTTGAAAGATACGAGAAGCTCTGGTTGTGATGTAGTAGCGAGCGGGCTCAGGAAGTTCTTCAAAGGAAAGAAGGACAATAATTTCGCCCTTCAGGTCTTGGGTAAATTGAAAGGTGTGGTTCTTCTTATCGTATAGTTTCGAGCCCCGCTGAACCACGTCAACTCCGGGGTAGAACTCGTTATCTACGTCAACCCGGACCACGTTGGCCGATAGGTTGATGTTGTTGTTGATGTCCCTAGAAAGCGGGAAATCCTTTTCAGTATTGAAATGCCAACCCATAAGCTGGACGGCCCGGTCCACTTCATCCAAAATCTGGACAGCAATTCGCGCATCGGCGGAAGTGCCTTGGAACAAGCTATTTATGGGAGATTCGCCAATACCAGAAAGCATCTGGTTGACGGCTTCCAGTTTGGTCATCGGGGCAACTGGCATATCTACAGGTACTTACTACAGAAAAAGAGAAACCCTGCAAGCCATTAGTTTGATTAGACTCGGGGAAGGAAGGCGGGGAAAAACCCCTTTATATATTCCCGAGAACCAAGACTAAGACTTGCAGGGCTCCCTAAGACTTTAATTAGGCAGTAGTCTTGATCTCCACGGCGCACTCAGGGCGAAGGATACCATGACCCATCGCGTACTTAGCCACCATGAAGGTGCCTTGCAGTTCGATCTTATATTCGCTCTCAACCGCGAGGTCGAGGAGCTTGACCGTACCTGCCGCGTTCTTGTGGAACACGATACCAACAGTATTCGTGAAATCTCCACGATAGCTGTTGGCCGCGTTAACGCCAGAGTAGTCGGCGTCAAACCCGGCGGCGGACTGATTGGTCCCAAAGTTCAAGTTGTTGGACTTGACGATGGTGACGTTAGCCACCTTGACCACAGAACCGTCAACATAGCTACCCACCGCGTTAGCGTTGGTAACTTTGGCGAGTTCCTGAACGAGCTTGTAGTAGTTCGCCGGGGAAAGAACGGCGTAGCGCTCTTCCGACGGAATATCATTCTCGTCCAATTTCTGGGCGGCTTCAAAAATGCTTTCAGCAAGTTTGGCGCCGGTGGGGTTGGCACCCGTCACCACGTTCTGGCCGTTTTTCCCGCCGATGAGCGAGGAACCACGGGCCGCGAGGGTGATGACCTGAGAAACGGTCTTGTCGAATTTCTTCGCAAGAGCGCGACCCAGTTCGGTGGTATAGATGGAACGCACGTCGTAATGGTTCATCGCTTCGTCGATGCGAGAAACCAAGGTGGACGAGGTGAGGAGGTTATCAATCGTGATAACCCGCTCTGCGTGTTTGATTTGGCTGATATAACCAGCGTCGGTGAGCATATTGTCACCAACACCGTGATACTTGGCCGAAGCCACACCAGCGACGGGGAACTGAGCAGACTTGCCGTTCTCAATCGTGCGAATCAGGTGCAGGGGTTTGAAGACGTTCTCAGTCTCAAACGTGGTCAGCACCTCACCCGCGAACTTCTTGAGGAACAACGCGTCCACAGCACCAGCCGCATTGATCTGACCAAGGCGGGATACAGTAGAGGGCATTTTGTTATTACCTTTCGGGTAGAGTTTTCTTTTTCCAGTTCCTTAGACATTTCCACTCGGAAAGCTAACGAACCAGACAAGTGTTTTTGTGCTGGTCACACCCGAGTATGTGCCTTTTCGAGTCGCAGTTGTCCCGCCGTAACGGGGCTGGCCTAGTCAGACCATCTCATTCGATGATCCCAATTTTCAAAAACTAGGGCTTATTTATCAGTAGGAGGAGGACCAGTCAACCATCCTTCGGGTAGTTTTACTTTTTTTCCAGTAAGCTCCCATTCTTTCCCGTTCCAAAAGTAAACCTGACCTTCAACATTCGGGCCTATCCTTAAAAGGGTAGTATCCCCGGGGTCAACGAAGATTAGACTTTTTGTCTCTGAGGTAGTCGCGCACCCGCTCAGACCAGCGGCTATGGAGATAAGGAGGGGGAGGCCCAAGATCAGTACCTTTAACTGGCCTGTTTGCATCTTTGACCTCCCCCTTGATGATTTTCCATATCGCCAGAATGAGGGCTTCAATTAGCCCCCAAAACATGGCTTAGGCTTTCTTTAGCTTGGCAATCAGGGACCAGCCGAGGCCGATAGCGGCAACAACGCCACCAATAATGGCTTCAACCGCGCCGTGATCAACCACGCCCTTGGAGACGAAATAGCCGCCAACGGCAGTTAGAATGTGGCGCACAATGGCGCCTACGATTTCAGGTGTCATATTTAGTTCATACCTTTCTTGTTAATTTTGAATCCGCCCATCTTGTTTTTCATAGCCGTGTAAACTTTAGAAGCAATTGTAGACTTCTTTTTACTGCGGCTGATGCCAAGCCTTTTGCGCCTGTTGATGTTTGCGTATAAGCCTCTCATCAGAATATGGTACTCACGGCCAAGCGTTGCTCAACTTCTTTTCTGTATGCCGGGTCTGTTTTGTACTTGGGGTCAGACATGGCCCGGGTGACTTCCGCCGTGCTCCGATAGGGCGCCAGCGAGCCGTTCGTCTGGGAGCCAGACAGAAGCCGGGGCTGTTTGAAGTTTCCGCCTTGAGCGGCTTGATAGCGGGCGTACATCCCTTTGACGGCAAAAGCCGCCTGTTCGGGAGAGCCCTCTAGGGCCGCGTTGTAGGCGTTAAGCTCGTTTTCGGGCACGTTAGACGCCGCCCAATCACGCATCGCCGTAAAGTTCTCTTGGCCTCCAATGTCGTTGAGAAGACCAGAAGTTGATTTTTCGGCTAGAGCACGCTGACCCTCAATGTAGGCTTCCACCACTTCCCGGGGGTAACCCATTTCGGTGAGCTTGCCAAAGCTATCGTCAGAAAGCTGACCTTTCTCAGAATACTCCTTGGAAAAATCAGCAAACTTGGTTTCCCAAGCCGTCTGCACGGCTTCGGTAGCCTTAGCTTGTTCCTCAGTCTGCTGAGTAGGTTTGTCCTCAGTAGCCTTAGGCTGAGATTCTGCTTTTTGTGCGTCCCGAGGAGCTCCGAGTTTCTTTTCTAACTCTCCGTACGCTTTCGCCATATCCTCTGGGCTCTTAAACTTTTCGGGGAGCCATTGAGGGCGGTCTGGTGTGTTGGTGTCTACCTTGCTATCCACGGGTGGATCAGCCGGGGTAGGGGCCGACTGTATCACTACTGAGTCAGTAGCCATTGTTTATGCTTCCTTCCTTGTCTGAGCCAAAGTTACTGTGGAGGGCCTTCAGGCGCGGCCTGTTGCCCTTGTTGCGCTTGGCTCATCGCAACATCGGTGAAGCTCTTGATCGCTTGCGGACCAAGTTTGTTCGCCATTTGCATCATCATGGCGTTGTTGTTGTTGTTGGCAATCTCTTCTTGAGCCTTAATAAGGCCTTCAGTTTCAATCCCTAAGGCAGTAGCGCGGCGTTTAAGATAGTCCTCAATGTTAATATAACTTCCAATTGCTTCAGGCCCAAAGATTTGTGCAATGCCAGCAAGGAAGAGGTCCAGCTTGTTTAAGTCGTTCCCGCGTCCCAACGCTTCTACGCCCGTGACAATCATGGGGCGGATAAGGTTGTTTTTGGGGAGCTTGGGGAGGCGACCCTCCTTGCCCATCCGGGTCATCAAGCGGTCTACAAGGGGAAGCTGAAACTCTTGGCTAAGGATTGAGTAAGCGCCACCCAAGGCAGTCTCAAGCTCTTGGGCCATGTAGCGGATTTCCTCGGCAGTCACCCGTTCGGCTTGGCGTTGAATCGAAGTGTTAAGGAGAAACGCAAACCCAAGGCGGTTTTGAATCTCCGCCATCATTTCCTTGGCAACGCGGAAGTCAGCATACTTTTCAACCTGAAGCGCGGACACATCGTCCCGGTTACCCGAAACAAACGAGCCGTTTTTGGCTTCGGCAAGAGTTTTGGCTTTGGTAGTCCCGGTCGGCTTGACCATGAACACAACCTTGGAAGCGGCGGCGCTACCTTCGACAACTGCTTTGGTAAGGCCCTCAAGAGCGCGGAGGTCCCCGAGGTACTCCTCGACAAGACCACGGCCATAATCCTCGCCATCCACGCGGCTGTAGCGAAGCGGGATGAAGGGACACTTTTCAATCGGGAAATAGCCTTCGCTGTCAGGAACAGTCTGCCCGTTGATCTGCTGATACACTTCCCACTTCTTGTCCTCGCGATGGACGCAAGTGTAGAGGTCAACGCCCTTTTCGTGAGAGTACTCTTCGCTTTTGCCTTCCTTAGGACGAAGTAACTTTTTCGCCTCGTCGGGCAAAGCCGAAGGTGATATGGTCTCCTTCGTTACGATATGAAGCACATTCCCAAAGGCGTCCCGCTTTACGACGTAATTCTCCAACTTAAAGACCCGAAGACCACCCTCCTCAGGGAAGTAAAGAAGCGTATTGCCCGTGACAACAAGGTGCTTAAGCGCCTCAAAAATCGGGACCCGAAGCGCTGAGGTTTCCACCTCTTTCATTACGGAGCGCTCTATCTCAGCCAGCGCTTTTTCAATCTCGGTCTTTACACGCTCATCGCCGCCCATCTTCTTGAGGCGGTACTGATCCACGCTCAAGCGGAAGAACGGGGCATTGGGCGGGAAGAGGGCCATAAGGAGCTTGGCCGCGAGGTTGTTGACGCCCCGGGCTCCGATGCCCTGCCAAGGCGTGGGGTACACGGTGGCGTAGCTGTTTCCTTCCGGGGGGACAAGCGTAGGAATGGTGAGCTCGGCGCACTCACGGGCACGCTCAAGGTATGTCTGCCTCGGAGATTCGAGTTCGCTATAAAGGGCCGCGCCAGTTTTGTACTTGTCCATAAAGTTATTCGTCGTCTTCCGTTATATCTTCGTCTTCAATTTTGACAAACAATTCCCCATTCTCATCTTCGTAAAGCGATATAAAGCCTTCTTCCAGAAGGTATT